AACCGGCGTTCTCCAAGTTCCAGACGTCAGCATCCAAGGCAACAGGGAGAAGGTTCGAGTCTACGCCATGAACGCGAAGAACCCGACCACCGACACCTTCAGCATCGACGTCGGTGAGACCGATAAGCAGTTCGACATGATCTTCAAAGCCGAGAACATCATCAAGCTCGTAGCCGCAAACTACAACGTAAAGATCTCGTCGAGAGGTTTAGCCCTGTACACTTCCGATAAAATAAGTTACTATGTAGCTACTGAGTCCAACAGCAGCTATCAGGGGTGAACATGGAAGAGTTCCTTTGGGTCGAGAAGTATCGACCAAAGACTATCGAAGACTGCGTCCTTCCCGACGAACTGAAGAGCACCTTTCAGAAGTTCGTCGAGAAGGGCGAGATCCCAAACCTTCTTTTAACCGGTAGCGCAGGCGTCGGTAAGACCACGGTCGCTCGGGCTATGCTTGAGCAGATCGGCGCCGACTACATCGTGATCAACGGGAGTATGAATGGAAACATCGACACACTACGAAACGAGATCCTACAGTTTGCTTCCTCAGTTTCTTTTACTGGAAGCAGGAAATACGTCATCCTCGACGAAGCAGACTACCTCAACGCCAACTCAACCCAACCAGCTCTACGAAATTTCATGGAAGAATTCTCAAGGAACTGTGGGTTCATACTCACCTGTAACTTCAGAAACCGCATCATCGAGCCCCTACACTCTCGTTGTTCCGTTGTCGAGTTCAAAATTTCCAAAGCGGATCTTCCTCGACTTGCGGCACAATTCTTCAAGCGCGTACTGGGAATTCTCGATGGAAATGGAGTGAAGTTTGACAAAGCTGTTGTTGCTGAGCTTATTCAGCGCCATTTGCCTGATTGGCGTCGTGTGCTTAATGAACTACAGAGATACTCAGTAAATGGAAACATCGACACTGGAATTTTTGCTAACCATGGCGCTTCTGCTTTTAATGATCTGGTCGACATTCTAAAGCAGAAGAAGTTCGGCGAGATGCGTAAGTGGGTGGGTGAGAACTCCGACATGGACTCGACCACGCTCTTCCGTAAGTTCTACGACACGGCGTATGAGAAGGTCAACCCCAAGTCGATCCCTGAGCTCGTCCTCATCATCGCCAAGTACCAGTACCAAGCGGCGTTCGTGGCGGATCATGAGATCAACCTTGCGGCCTTCCTCACCGAGGTCATGATGGCTACGGAGTTCACATGAGTCCATTCGACTTCGTCAACGCGATAAACACGACCAAGAAAGATTTGATCCGCGACTCAGAGAACCCTGAGCTCGCGGAGAAGTCGTATAACCCGTTCTTGATCAACAGGGCCCTGTCGTACTTTGTCGACACCATCCTCTACGCAAATGAGATGAACGTTTACAATACGGCTGAAAAACAGCTGCAAAACGACTATCTTATAAATAGTATCAGGAAAGGTAAGCGGTTCTCCAAGTGGGCGAAGACCATCGAGGACCCTGATGTTCAGTGCGTGCAGGAATACTATAAGATCAGCTACAGACGGGCTTTAGATGTCTGCGGTGTCCTTACGAAAGAACAGATCGACCTTATAAAAGAAAAGTTAATAAAAGGCGGTACTGATGTTCAATCTAAGCCAACTAGTCGAGGTTCGACTTAGATCCCCAGAAGACTTCTTAAAAGTTAAAGAGACCCTCTCGAGAATTGGTCTCGCTTCAAAGAAAGACAACACCCTCTATCAGTCGTGTCACATCCTGCACAAGCAGGGTCGCTACTACATCGTTCACTTCAAGGAGTTGTTCATGCTCGACGGTAAGCCGGCCGACTTCTCTGAGTCGGACGTTGCACGTAGGAACAGGATAGCTCTGCTGCTCGACGAGTGGTCGCTGATCGATGTGCTCGATAAAGAGAAGGTGCAGGATCCCCTGTCGCCTATAAATCAAATAAAGATAATACCGTTCAAAGAGAAGTCTCAGTGGAACCTCGTGACTAAGTACACGATAGGAAACCGATAAGATTAATGTTTGATAATGTAGTGTCCGGTGGATGCTCGCTCTGTTGGGGCGCAGAGCTTGAGGATCGCAATCAAAGATACTCAAAACTTATCGCCGATCACTACGGCGCAAAGCTCAACGACTTTTCACACGGTGGAATAGGAAATGAGTCTATTTCATTTAGACTCATCGATGGCTTAATAAATCTTACAAAGAAGCCTACTTTTAATAGAGAAAGAACTCTAGTAATAGCGTCGTGGTCATACTTTAGTAGGTTGAACTATTTTAATCCAAAAAGTAAGAAGTTTTTAGTTCTTAGCAGCGTTGGTTTTAAGAAGCATTATCACAACACGATGGGTAACAGAAAAAGCGACGAACATCTCGACAGCATAGACCTCGAATTCTTCTATAGAAACCATGATCACATATTATACTTTCTTTACAATACAATTAAACATATATACATGACTCAGTTGTTTCTTGAGAATCATGGCATAAAGTATGTTTTTACATTCAACAGCGAGCACTGTTACAAGCACCTGTTTATAAAGACTTTAAATGCTTCGTACGATGATCCTTTCGAAGAAGGCAACAGACTTCCCAACATCATAAATCTATCTAAACAGATAGATCAAAAGAAAGTATATAAAACATTCTTAGGCACCTTTACAGATCAACACAAGTTTCCGGAAGGTCCCGGCGGTCATCCGTTAGAGAAAGCCCATCAAGAGTACAGTAAGGGTTTAATCAAATTCATCGAGGAAACATATGCTTAAAAGAATCATAGAATACTTTAAGTTTAAGTACGCCGCTTATAAGATTAAAAAGATGGATAAGTACATCTACTGATGCGCGTGCTTGGTGTAAACTGCTTGAGCCACGATGCCGGTGTAAGCGTCGTTGAAGAAGGCAGGATCCTCTATCATAAGAAAGGCAATGGGCATCTTTTAACGCCTGAGATTGCTTATGAAGTCAAGTGGCTTAAGCCCGACGTAGTATCATTCTTTGAAAAGCCGTGGCTGAAAAAGACCCGTCAGTTGTACAGCGGTGAGCACCACTTACTTCTTGATCCACTTCCGCACGCGTACATGAAAACGCTCGGAATAGATCTTCCGTACGTATATCAAAGTCATCATGAGTCGCACGCCGCTACAGGATACTACACCAGCGGTTACAATCACGCGGTTGTGTTTGTATTCGATGCGATAGGTGAATGGGATTGTACTAGCGTATGGCGAGCCGAGGGCAATAGTCTAACAAAGCTTTATTCGGAGAAGTATCCTAGGAGCTTAGGTCTGTTCTATTCAGCGTTTACAAAACTACTAGGCTTCAAGCCAAACAGTGAAGAACACTTGTTCTACAACTTATCGACGATAGGTCAAGCCAGATATAAAGAGCAAGTGAAGAAGTACTTACACAGAAATGTACATACCGGCATAGGTGATTGGAATCTTCCTCTCGACGCCGACGTCGCGGCATCGGTTCAAAGCGTATTCTCTGATAAAGTCGATGAACTGGTCAATAGGTTTAAAGGCGTCAGCGGCAACGCGGTGTTTATGGGCGGATGCGCGATGAACGCATACATAAAGACTGTCGGAAAGAAGTTCGACGACTTCTATGTTTATATGAATCCAGGAGACGTAAGCTCATCGATTGGCGCGGCGATACTTATGAATCCTCAAAAAGTGGTGTTTGACAATGCTTAAAGTGCATCAGGAGTGGGATCCACTCAAAGTATGCGTGGTAGGTAAGAACTACCCTCCCGAGTTCTACGCATTCATGAAGAACACAAAGATGCGAAACCTCTTTGAAAAGATCTCAGCAGAGACCGAAGAAGACTATCAGTCGCTCATTAAGATACTCAAGTCGTTCAACGTCGAGGTGCTTCGTCCCGAGGTGCCCGATGTTGTGCCGCAGGAATACATAGATCAGAACTTATCCATTCCAGCACCTGTAAGCTCGATACCTCGCGACCAGATGATTATGATAGGAGAGACGTTCTTTCTTTTTCCATATTTTAGGGCCAACGAAAAAGTCAATAACGTACTCATTGAACCTGATAAAGTAAAAAATTTCAATGTATGCTGGCAAAATATAATTGAATACGTTCAAGATAAAGGTAACAAGATAGTCAATAATCAAAACGACGACGATTTAGC